TTTTTCATAGTTGTTTTATATTTATATAACAAATATAACAGTTTTTTTTTAACTGGCAAAATTTTTTATGAAAAATTTATTAGAACAATTAAATAGAATGAAAGATTTAATGGTGTACGAAAAAGGTACGTCCATTGATGAAGTTAGTACTAGTAGAAGTAATAATCCTACACCTGAAACAAATCCCGACAATACAAAAGAAAAAGAAAGTAAAGGGAGTGAAGAAACTAAATCTTCTGAAAATAAACAAGAAACACAAAAACAATCTGATTGCATGTTAATAAAGGCGTCTGGTGAATTTGTTGTTAATGTTGATAAAAATAGTGGTGCGGTAAAAAACTTCATTAAAAATTTAGAAAATCTTATAAAAAATAATAGCGAATTTAATCAAGCAAAGGTTAAAGGAGGGTCGATGTATATTACAGAAATAACCCTACAAGGTTTTGCAAGTAATTACTATGGTGGTGCAGTAGAACCTGATTTTGATAATGACTGGTGTAAAAAATGGGAAAAAAGGGGAAAATTATATGATGGGTTATGTAGTGAATGGGAGATGAAACCTTTTTCAGGTAAAAAATTGTCTACATATAAAGGTAAAAAAACTACAAATAATGACTTAGCTAGTAGAAGGGCGGTTAATTTATATAATGCACTTAAAGAAGAACTTTCTACTAAGGCAGAAAAAGAAGGTATTAAGATAAGTCCTGATTTAAAACCTAAATATCTACAAGGAGGTACAATTTATACCGAAGATAAGGTTGATGAAAATTGGAAAACAAGAATAAGTCAAGGAAAAATTAACCCAGGACAAATAGTATTATGTACTGCAACAGTTTGTTATGAATTACCTAAAGAATGTACTGATCCTTGTATGGAAAAGGATGAAGAAGGTAATTGTAAATGTAAAGCGGGATTAAAAGAGGTAGATGGTAAGTGTGTATGTGAAAAAACTAATAAACCACCTAACGAAAATTGTGAATGTGAAGAAGAAAAAGGTTGTCCTGATAGATGTATGGAAAAGGATGATGAAGGTAATTGTAAATGTAAGGCGGGATTAAAAGAGATTGATGACCCAGAAAACGAAGGACAAAAAAAATGTGTTTGTGAGGATGGTTCAGAACCAGATGATGATTGTAAGTGTGAAAAGAAAAAAGAATGTCCAGATCCTTGTATGAAACGTAATGAGGAGGGTAATTGTGAGTGTCCTACAGATATGGAATATGACGAAGAAAAGAAAGAATGTGTTTGTAAAGATAAAAATAAAGTAAAAGTACCTGGTGGTTGTAAATGTGAGAAACCTAAAAACCCATTAAAGTGTAATGAATCATACGAGAAAAAAGGTGTTAGAGGTACAAAAGAAAATAATTATGTTGGTGCTTCATTAATAACTTCTTTCCCTGTTGGTGTAGGAAACGCAATAACAATAGATTTTGATTCTGTTGTGGTACCAGACGCATTTTATGTTAAATATGGGGACCAAGAGTATTGGAGTGGTTTTATGGGTTCTGTATATAATAATGAATATACAATGATAGCCCTATCAGTAGAAGAAAGAAAAAAGATATTTAATATACTACCACCTAATATTAGAAAAATGGTTGAAAAGGCAGTATCCGAAGGAGATAACGATTATAGTATAATGACAAGAGGTAAAAGAAATTTTGTGGGTGAATTAGTCTATTATAAACAAAATGAAGGTTTATTAAGTAGTATCAACAGTGCTATTAGTAATGTTAAGGGTAAAATGAAAGTGAACTCATTGTTTGATGGTGGTGATCAAAAAGCGGAAAGTATTACTAAAAAGATAATTGATGGAGGTATTTCATACAAAGATGGTTTAGATTCTTATGGGAATATTATGAAACGAAATGTTTCATTCACAATAGATAAAGAACAAGAAAATTATGAATTAGTTGTTTTAGTATTTTCACCTTTAGATAGGACAATATTTAAAATGAAAGTTGATTGTCAATAAATTTTCTTTATTTTTACCATTTCTTTTCAAAAAATTTATAGTACAATATTTATATACAAATGGCAAAGACTAGATATATAAATATTGACTTCCCTTTTAAAGATAGTGATAAAGGATTTTACTTAAACCTAAACCAAACGGATAGAGATGCGATTAGGGCAGATTTATTACATTTATTATTAACTAATAAAGGAGAAAGACTATATCTACCAGACTTTGGTAGTGATTTAAAGAAATATATATTTGAACCCAATGATAACATCACTCATGCAGAAATTAGAGATAATTTAAATGAGACTATTTCTAAATACATACCAAACCTAATAGTTAATAGTATAGAATTTAAAAATGATGAGATTGAGGAATTAATAATAGTAGAATTAACTTACACAGTTAGTGAAGGTACTTTTACTAGTACTGATACAGTAACATTAACTTTTTAAGATATGATGAAAAAAATTGATTATAACGCTAGAAATTTCTCTGATGTAAGAGCACAATTAATAGAGTTCATACAAAAGTATTATCCTGAAACTTTTTCAGACTTTAACGATGCCTCTGTAGGTATGATGTTATTAGAATTAAATGCTGCGGTAGGTGATATGTTATCATTCCATACCGATAGAATGTTTAATGAGACACAAATTAATTACGCACAAGAAAGGTCCTCTTTATTAGAATTGGCGAGAACTTTTGGTTTAAATATACCTGGTAAACGACCTAGTATCACTATAGTAGATTGGACTGTTGAGAATATACCTGTAAAGGGAGATACTTTTGATATAAGTTATGCACCTAAAATATTGAAGGGTTCACAAGCCACAGGTGCGGGTAAAGTATTTGAATTATTAGAGGATTGTGATTTTGCGTCTCCGTTTACAACTGGTGGTATACCCAATAGACTTATAATACCTAATATTGATGGTAGTGGTATAATACAAAATTATTCTTTAACTAAAAGAGAAATAATGTTAAACGGTATCACCAAAACATATAAAAAAGTTTTAAACAGAGGTGATTACAGACCATTTTTAGAACTTATTCTACCTGAAGATAACGTATTATCTATAGAAAATATTATTACTAAAGAAGGTACTAATTTTGTAAACCAACCTACAGAAGAGGAATATGCGAATTTTGATTTAAGTTGGTATGAAGTACCAGCCCTAGCACAAAACCAAATCTATATTGAGGACGAAAATGGTGTTTCAGATAGAGAGGGTGTAGTAGTTGGTAAATGGAAAAATGCACCACAAAGGTTTATTAAAGAATATACTGATAATGGTTTTTGTAAAATTATATTTGGTGCAGGTGATGCAGATGTGTCAGAATTAAATGACTTTGTTGGATGTAGAGGACAAATAGATAGGATTGGTAATACAATTAATAACCTTTCTTTAGGAGAAATTCCACAACCACAAAATACTTTATTTGTTAGATATAGAATAGGTGGTGGAGAAGATACTAATATTGGTCCTAATACAATAACTACTTTGGGTAATATAAATGTAATTGTGAATGGTGATTCCTCAGATATTAATACGACTATTAGAAATAGTATAAGTGTTAATAACCCAATACCAGCGTTAGGTGGAAAAGAACAACCAACAGTTAATGAGATAAGAAATTTAGTTAGATATAATTTTTCATCACAAAATAGATGTGTTACAATAAAAGATTACCAAAGTAGAATACCTTTAATGCCTGGTCAGTTTGGTGTTCCATTTAGAACAGGTGTTTGGGAAGAAAGAAACAAAGTTAATGTTTCTATATTAGCATTAGACGAAAACGCTAAATTAACAACACAATCAACATCAGCACTTAAACAAAACATTGCAGAATATTTGGCAGATTATAGAATGTTAAATGACTACGTTACTATAAAAAATGGTAGGGTATATAATTTAGGTTTTGAGATTGATATATTTGCAGATAAGGCAGTCCCTAAAGGAGATGTAATTAGTGGTGTTATATCTAGTGTAAAAGATTATTTCGATATCAATAAATGGGATATGGGTGATAATATCTATATATCTCAGTTGGTAGAAAATATTAATAATGTGGGTGGTGTACTAAATGTAACAGATTTAAGAGTATTTAACAAAGTTAATGAAAATGGTAAATATTCATTAAATGAAGTCGCTCAACCATATATTGATGACGAAACAAGACAAATAGATCTGTTAGGTAGATATACATTATTCGGAGAACCAAACGGAATGTTTGAGATTAAATACCCAAATAAAGATATTAAAGTAACAATTTCTACTTCATAATAATTACTTTTTAAAAAAATGAGTTAGTTTTATAATAAAAATTAAAGTTATGGGATGTAAAACATGTAATCAAA